TATCTTTATCATAATTATCTACATCAAAACACCACCAACATCCATTATCTTTAGGTCTAAATTTAAAGAAAGTGTATACTTTATTTGTTCCATAATAATATTTAGGTCTAAAATCAGATCCTTTAATTCCAACATTTGCCTTAAGCCAAACTGTTGAAGAGCACAAATATTGCCCAGCTTCAAATTCTAATATTCCTCCTTTTAGTCTATCAATATTAATAATAGCTTTATTTATGTATTTTTCTATATTTTCTTTATCTTTTACAATACCAAACCATGCCGCTTTATAAGTGCTATTTTTAAAGTCGCCATAAAGTTCAATATTTTTTAATATTATTTGATCATATGAAGCTTCAATACTTGTGTTATTTCCAATAAATTCTCCATTCCTCAAACTCCCCCCTTGGAAATCCAGCACGCAATTCTCCGGCACCTCGATCGTCTGACCGGCTAGACAGTAGTCGTACTGGATGATGTAGATGGTATTAGGCTTTCTCATCATGTGCTGCGTGAGCGTGTTCACGCCATTCACGTAATGCTTCCGGAGGTACACACGTCCCATGCCGGAGTAATCCTTCGGGGCGTATTCCTTGTCTTTTAATTTTAAGGTCTGGTTATCCGTAACGGTTATATCCTCCTCGTCCGGAAGGTTGGTTATGCTCTTGTTACCGATCAATTGCTTGGTAGCCTCGGAAAGATCGTCAGGATCGACAGAGCCGGGCTTCAAGTCCGTTACCTGCTGGTTGGTGATGTCGATTATCTCGTTCCTCAATCCCCTCCGAGTGATATACGTATCACGGATAACGTTACCCTCATGGTCTCTCCAAGCACGGTCTACCGTGATCTCCGGGGTAAGGTCGATGTCCGGCTTGAAACCGGCGGGACGGGCTGATACCGGGGCGTGACTCTTGATCTCATCAACGATATTCCCCATATTATTAACCTTGTCCTCCGCTTCCTCTACCCGATCACCAAGATCATTTGTATCATTTCGAATGTCCTCTATAGCCTCGTCTTGTTTCTCCAACTCATCGGTAATGGCCTTTTGGCTCATGGTGTCAACCTCGCTATCACCACGGGAATCGAGTACGCTTACATAACGCTCATGCTTCAGCCACTCTCCTTCCGTACCGCTCCAGTCCCCACGTAATACGGCCAGCTCGTATGAGGACAAGCCATCATAGCCATAAGTGGCCGTAGAGGTCTTTACTTTCAGCACGACGACGCCTTCTCCGATATTCGTAGCCTCGTCCTCAAATTCAGTAATAGAGAAAAGATCCTCTTTCTTGGAGCGGCATACGCTTCGTGTATCAAAGACATTGTCCATATTCTTGACCCATATCGCCTCGATAGAGTAAGTTCCTTCTTCCAACCCTGAAGGAATGTCTACATAAAGCGTGCCTTTGTCCGCTCTCGCTTGAAGTAGATATTTCTCCCGGTTGCCTAATAGAAAAACCTTTACATTAGATCGGGAGAAATCCTCTTTCACCGGGCTTATCCCCTTGTAAATAGTCCACTCTACCCGAATTAACCTGTCCTTGAATATGTATACCATGATTCTATAGTCTTGTTATTGATTGGAATTGGCCCCGGATGGATTGACACCCATAAGAACCAACGCTTGATTAAACATACTGTCCGCGTGCTGATCCCTGTAAGTAAGCAACGTGAGGCCGGATATATAATAGATCAGCGCCTTTTTCAGCTTGGTGCTTACCTCCAAGCTATCCGTTATATCCTCGTCCGTTATGATCCCGATCTCGAACGTGTCGGATTTATCCTTCGCCTTATATAGCTCCAATGTCTTACCCGGCCTCATGGTCAACGCCAGTTTAGGTCTTTCCCATGTCCCCGTTGCGTATGGATCCGACAGCGTGGCGTATTCCTTATCGTTCCAATAGATAGGATCTGAAATAAATAAAGGCCATGATGATAGCCTAGCGTAACAAATCCGAGAGTAGTTCTCCGGCAAGCTTACATGAGCGACAAGATCTTCCTCTATGGTTCCGTCCGTTATTATCTTGTTCGGTTCCAACAGGCTCCAGTCCGCATTACCGTTCACGAAGCGCAACGCCTCCGATATCTTGGACTTGATAATCGTGTCCATTTCCTCGTTATCCTGCGTTCCTAGGAACTCAGCGTCATTAAGCCCGATCTCGTCTATGCAGATCTTGACCTCACTCACTATGTCGCTCACGCTAATATCCATATCATTTCATGTTCGGGAACGAGACACTTAATTTATCCTTTAACTCCTCAAGCATATCATCGTTCTCCACTTTATAGCCCATCTTGGCGAAATAGTCGATAGCGTCATTCACGTTCTTTACGGTCTTGACCTCTTTCACTTGTTTTTCCCTGCCTCTCGAGTTCCTCATGACCGAGACACCAGACACATCATCGTCTTTTAACGTAGAGACGAGCCGGATAGACGTACCAAATCGGCAATCATTCTCGATAGCGTCTTGTACGAAAGGGTTGCTAGTCCGTAGTAAGGCGTTCTTGCCATTGATGAAATTACCGCCCTTGAACTCCATGCTGACCCTTGTGCCGCAGTATATAGTACGGAGCATGCAATTATCCTTGCCTACCAACTCATATGTTTTCGTGATCATTCGATTGATTTTATTAGACCCACCGTGCGTTTGCTCCGGTGGGTCTTGTTTGACAATATTACAGTTTACACGTTGATCTCTCCCTTGTATGGTTTCCATGCCGTACCGTCATATACATATAATCCGACGGCGTGCGTATCGTCCGCTACGGTCAAGTAAACCACATCGTCCTTTTTCGGTGTAGATACGGAACTCAGGGAAGCCACGCTGGAAACGACCGTGTCAAGCATAGACAGCTTATATCCGCTCACTGTCACGTCCGGACCGATCAGCATCGAGTTATAACCCGTAAGCATCAAGCAGTCATCCTGAATATAATATTGGGATTTGGCCTCCCGCACCTCACCGCCTTCCCCCTTGGAATGATCCACGGTAAGAGTCTTTCCTTTCTGGTAGTAATAACGCTTGGCCTCGGACATCGGGAAAGCGACGGCGCATTCCTCATATCCAAGATCGTCAAGGGCGTGCTCGACCTTGAAGTTCAGCTTTCCGAAAGTGGTCTCGAAAGAGGAGATATCGATACCGATATTCTGTTTCTTGACGAATGAGATATCCTTATGTTTCGTGAAATCGATGTTCAGCAACTTCTCGATGAACTTGGTACCGCAATACACGTCCATCTCGTTCGTGTTCGAGTACTTCCCGAAAAGCATACGGGTGATACCGATAAGGTCGGCGAACTCCAATGTCGAACCGATCTGGTAACCCAGCCGTAATTGTCTCAACACTCCTTTTTGGAAATACACGTATTCTGTACCTGTTTTCTTGGAGCCATACTTCAAGGACTTAGTTCCTACGCCGATCAACATCGTGCGCGTGCATTTCTTGCGGAAATTAGACAAAGTCCAATCCTTCAAGTCTTGCACGTTCCACTTCGCCTTCTTGTTGATACGCTCGAAGAATTCCGTCCACGTGATCGGGCATACCTTCTTCTGCAAGTAGGCGATCTCTTTCTTGGGATAAGCGGAATCCGGGGCGATCTCAACCTCGCTCTCGCTCATTGCCGGTGCCATGATATGCAATCCGGTGCCCGCTTTCAAGTCCGGCACATACATGTTCCCGCTATCATCCAACGGGCCGTTAAGGGCGGCAACCATAATACCGTTAGCCTTATCCGCCGATACGACATAGAGAACCAACGGACTTCCGTCTGAATTGCCCGCCTCATCATATCCGGTCACCCCGTCCACCAAGACGGTGTTGCACTCGGCGAATAACTTCTCGTCATTCTTGTACAAGCTAAGCTTTACCTCAGCGTCCTTGTCCGTGTTGGTCACAGCCGCCTTGGTAACGCAATCCATTATAGCCTCGCCAATATTGTAATGCTCCGGTTCCTTCGTGTTGACATGGACTTGCTTGGCGAGCTTGAGGAAATCCGTGTGCATGGGATATTTGTACGCTTGAAATTTACTGACGTAATCCTCTACCTTGTTCTCGGCCAGATCAGCGTCGGTGACCGCGGATCCGGTAGCCCCCTGCCCCTGCTGGTCAATACCCTTACCCGCCGCGTCCGGGGTCGCGTTCTCCAACGGCTTGCCATCATTGGGATCCGTATCACTTCCATTCCCCCCGATCTCCACGGCCATAGCCGCTCCACCGGTCAATACCGCCAAGACAAAGAACAAAGCCTTGACCCAAAACATCTTGTCTTTAAATAATTTATTCATCGCAAAAGTATTAATTGTTACTATTCTCATTATAAAAAAGGATTGTTCACGTCTTGCGTAACCGGCTTCTCCTGCCGTGCGCCTTGCCTCCCTCTCGGCCTTTCCTGCTTACCGCTAAGATCCTTTAACTTGTCGGTAACTTTCTTGTTGATCCCTTCCGCAACGCCTTCCTCCCGCGCGGCCTCCACGTCTTGGTTATAATTCATGCCCTTGGCCATCATCTCGAAAATAGACGGATCCAATTTACCGACGATCAAGTCATCCATGACTTGATACATCTTGCCTATAACCTCCTCCGCTTGATCGTCAGAAAGGCCCATCTCCGAGGCTTTCGCCCTTATCCCTTCCACGCTAGCCGGCATATTCTCCGACATTTGTTTCTCGATCTCGTCCTGTTTCGCCAGTTTCTCCAAGTAAGCGTTATGAGCGTCGGCCAGCTTTTGCGAATAATCGGGATCATCGACCAAGGCTTTTAAGTCAAGCCCCTTGTTCTGTACCATCCACACCACGGGATCGAAATCATCCTGATCCCTAGCGGCTACCATCAACTCGGCGAAAGCTGGACTCTTCGATAGGTTCTCCCGCATTTTCTTAGAGTTTCCCTCGTAACCCTCATACTCGTCCATGAACTGGTTGACCGAGCCGTAGTAAGCCTCCTCGTCATCCATGTTAAGATCCGGATTCCGTTTGGCGTATCTTTGTCTGAATCTCTCTTTGTTAGATATATCTGCCATACCTTAATCGATTTTGTTTTAGGCAAAGGAAAATAATAAGGTATATCCGTTTTGTTATTTTGATTATTTTATTTAACCCATGAACCCTAAGAATAATCAAACATGTGAATCTATTTTTTATCTTTGTGATGTTCACCAAAACAAGCGTTCTTTATGGTTAATGGCGTAGATTTCATCCCAGAGCGGGACATGGAGCTTTACGAAGCTTATAGACGTGCTTTGAAGATGAGGGAAGTGAAATCCCACCGAGAGGCGGTAATGAGGGCTATATCCTCACATGCCTCTAGGTTCTGGATCTCCACCCTTCAAGCGTATAGGGGAATCCTGCTGATCAGGAAGGGGAAGACCAAGGAAAAGGGTCGATCGATCAGGAACAAGATGATCGATGACATTTATGAGATTTACAAAGAGCTGGAGAAAAAGAGAGAATTCAAGGGAAGCTCCGTTTATTTCATCACCTCTTTCGCAGTCTACCAAACGGCCCCCTGTTTTTACATATCCTATTCACGGGCGTTGGCGATAATACAACGCATCAACCGGGAAAGGAAAAATGGAAGGTAAGCTAAAAAGACTGATACCTTCATTAATAATCGCCTTGACAAGCGTCATACTCCAACTCGCTGGTAAACATTTCTATTTCGATACCAATTCCATACCATACGACCATTTCCTTTACACGTTCACCCACGCCAATATTTTTCATTTATCATTAAATCTTATCGCCTTATTCCAGTTTAAGCCTCGTGTGAAAACATGCCTGATCGGTTACGTGTCTTGCGTCTTGGCCTCGTTCGTACCACTAGCCTCATTGCCGGTTCCTACATGCGGCATGTCCGGATTTATCATGGGATGTTACGCCCGCAGATATCACGCCTATAAACTAAGCCTTTGGAGAATAATATTGAGCAATATCGTCATGGCGTTTATCCCCTTATTCAACTGGAGGATACACTTGCTGTCATTCCTAATAGCCTATATCATCTATGGAGTCATACAGAAAATTAGCGTTCACGGAAGAGGTTGAGTCTATATTGGCCGAGAATAACAAGAGGCTGAAAAATATATTCGGCACGCACGACCAATTCACGGGGCGTGGAATGGAGGGGCATAGCCATAGGGTTGTCATAGATGATTACCCTATAAGGGTACAGTGGCTTACCGAGGAGGTTTTCAAGAACGATCTGTATCAGGATGTCCTGAAAGCCGGTTCCATAAAGGACTACACGATAAGGTTCAACGAGCTGTACCCGGATTCAGATGGGATAAATGAGGAGGACGTGGCCAACATGCTATTTTGGGCCCGTTGCTCGAGAGACCCGTCCTTCGCCTTTTTCTCGTTATTTAAGATCAAGTCGAAAGAGGCGGGAGAAATGATCCCCTTCGAGCTTAATTACGCCCAACGTTACGTACTATCCGTTCTGGAGGAAATGAGGCATAAGGGAGTCCCGATCCGTATAATATTATTGAAAGCCCGGCAATGGGGAGGTTCCACCTTGGTACAGCTCTATATGGCGTGGATACAGCTATTCGTCATGGAAGGATGGTATTCCGTAATTATAGCCCAGACGAAAGATACCGCCAAACGTATCAAGGCCATGTATAAAAAGGTTCTCGATAATATCCCGGGATTTATATATGGTGTTGACAAGTTACAATTCGCCCCTTACGAGCATTCGGCGTCCGACTCCATAATCACCGACCCGTCCGGGAACAAGGTACGTGATAACGTGATAACCGTGGCATCTTATGAGAATTTCGAGTCAACACGTGGTATGGACTATGCCATGGCCCACTTCTCGGAGGTAGCCTACTGGAAAACAACGGATGGCAAATCGGCGGAGCAGGTTATAACAAACATAGACTCGAATATATTAGAGAGACCGTTGACCATGGAGATCTCCGAGTCTACGGCTAACGGCATGGCCGGTTATTTCTATGATGAGTACCAAATGGCCAAGGAGGGCACGTCATCCCGTAAGGCGCTATTCATACCGTTCTTCTTTATCGAGAACGACATGATAAGATTCAAGGACAAGAAAGAGACCCGGCTTTTCATATTGGATCTATTAGAGGGAAGGGATGTCACGACCTCCCCTAATGACAATAGCGAGCCGGGACAGTATCTATGGTCTCTATGGGAAAAAGGAGCTACGCTGGAGCACATCAAATGGTATATCAAGAAAAGGGCCTCGTTCCATGATCACGCATCGATGGCATCCGAGGCACCATCCGATGATGTCGAGTGTTTCAAGTATTCCGGTAATCTCGTGTTCAATATCTATACGATCGAGGTAATGCGGGAAAGATACGTATCACCCCCGGAGTTCATTGGCGACATATCCCAATCAGAGAAGACCAAGAGGATAATTCTCACCAAGAATCCGAACGGCCTGTTGAGAATCTGGAAGAGGCCCGATGATACAAGGACATCCAACGAATATCTTGTTATCGTCGATGTCGGTGGACGTAGCAAGAACTCAGACCCGTCATGTATAACGGTTATAAACAGGTGGAATTTACGATTCAGCGGAGGAAAGCCGGAGGTGGTAGCCAGATGGCACGGTCATATACGATATGACTGGCTCGCCTACAAAGCCGTCAAGATCGCCAGATACTACAAGAACGCCCTTCTCGCCTTCGAGAGCAATACGTTTGATAAGAAAAAATCAGAGGCATCCGAGTTCGTGGAGGAAGGCGATCATATTCGTGGCATACTGAAAAAGATAGAGGATATCTACCCCAATCTTTACATGCGTGCGGCGACGGATCCCGAGGACATAAGGAACGGCATATACAAGAAGATAGGCTTCCAGACCAACAAGAAGACCAAGCAGGACATGGTGGATAATTTCATAGTGGCGTTCGAGGACGATATGTTCATAGACCCGGATGAGCGCATGTATAAGGAGGCATCCAAATACGAGCAACGTCCGGACGGTAGTTACGGGAATATTCCCGGTCGTGGCAATCACGACGATATATTGATGACAGACATGATAGGAGCGCTCATATCAGAGGATATGCCTAAGCCTTCTATAATCAAAGAAGAATCAACGGGATATCTCGATTCATATCCAAAAAATGAGTCGAGTTTATAGCGTGCGCATGAACGTTTCCCTTGTAAAAATCAATATTAGATAAATAAAATACGACTTATTTTTTACTAATGTAAAATAAAGAGAGTATATTCGCGTAGTCACTGATTAGAATGTAAGACGTGACACACATTGTGGCGTTAAAGATATCGTCTCCTATAAAGACCTAAATTCCCCAAATTTATAAACATAACAGGGAGCCGATAGCAACAATACGCCCACGTTATTTGTATATATAATCTATATATAAGACGTGGGCCGTTGCTTACTACCTGTTATGTTGGCGTGGGGACGCCGGGTCTTGGTAGTTGCGACGGCGCCACGTTTTTTTATGCGTATATGGTATGTTATATATTTATAACCCCTTATGGCTCTCATCCGTGATGGACCGGAGTCATTACTTAAAGATATTACACTAGGTTGTATTCATAAAATAATTTTATCAATGTCATACCGCTCTTTCGTGAGAACCAGAGGTATATTTATGTCAAGGGGATAGCTTTGGAGGATGGGGGCACACTCCTTTCCTTATGGCATAAAATATAGTTTGAATAAATATTTCCCGCTTCCCTTGGGTGGTATTGGGAAGCATTTTAATACGGATATACCCACCGTTGCTATTCCGGGAGGATCGGCAATGATGATTAAGTATGTCTTTGTTTAGATATGGATTTAGATATTACAAACGCTCTCGTTCGTGAGAATCGGATCGTTTAAGGTTGTCTGAAAACCATTCATATAGATTATAGTTAAATAATAAAAACTCCCTTGTCCGTGAGGATTTGGGGAGTTTTCTATTTTAGATACCTCAAAACGATCAATAGCTTCATCCCATAGGAAATATACTTCGTTAGCAGAGCAAGTACGGTTCTAAAACAAATTAACTTTATTACCTATCCAAGGGAAAAAGAACGTATAAACCGAAGCGAACAAGAGTAATAAACAAGGTGTATGAAATTCCGTTGATAATTGAATGCAGAACAACCATAGCGATATGAATGCCAATGTTGAATATAATGAAAGCCGGAAAGCGCTATCTCCTCTTTTCTTAGAAAATTCATATACAGTTCCTATATAGTACAAAAAGAACGGTATAATGACCCTAAGCCATGTAGATACGCTAAGAACTTCCATATAAGTATCAAAAGCTTTTACATACACATGATTCTCATCGCTAAATTCGGATGGAGATGGAATATAAAAAAACGCTATCACTGAAAGCAAAGCGGGAACAAAAAAAGGAATATATTTCTTCTTTATATTTGGCATAGTCTTAAAATTTTATCCTAAAAGATCCTTCTTGTTCCAATTCCAAGCACAACTACACTCATTGTTATCATAAAGATAAGGCTTCCCGGTTTTATCATTAAACTTTATCTTTATACTTACCGTGTTTTCATTCTTCTTTATACATCCTTCATAAGCCGCCTGATCTATTTGCTGTGGAGTGAAAGAGAAGAACATATTACGGGAAATCCCATGATCATCATACCTTGCTACAATAATATATCTTATTTGTGCGGACATAAATTGGTTGAACCTATCTGTTTTTATCTGCGCATAAACACGCCCATCCTTTATGGTCGTAGTCTTTACCTGTACATAATAATAGATATTATCCTTTACCGCTATTATATCTACGCCCTCATCGACCATCATCCTATTTGCATTGTAACCGGAAAACAACAGCTCTGATATCACGGCGCATTCTCCGGCGGTGCCTGTATACTCCACGCTGGGCAATAGATCCACTATAGGTTTAGGATCTGATCTTTTTTTTCTCTTACTATATTTACCGTTAGAATATTTGAGCTCGGATTCGTCCCCTCTTCTCTTATCTATGGATATAAGTTCAACCACTTTATTTTCTATACGACTTCTCTCTTCAGAGTCAACTATCAATTCATCAGGATGAATTAATGAAACTATTATGTCTTTTATTTCTTTCATCCGCTTCGAGTCTGAATAATTTTTAAATACAGACAATATCAGCTCTATAGTCACATCTTGCTCAATAGGCATATCAATATTTTCTTCCATGGTAAAATAGATTTAGGTTTCACAAAAGTACTTCATTATTTTACATGAAGTATATTATACTATCTGTTTGATAACATATAGCGGGTGACACCAACGTCACCCGCCACTTCA